CCCCGCGCTCAGCCGACTGGTCCGCCGCACTATGGGACAACGACCGCCGCCGCATCAAAGCCGCGCTGACCATCACCGACAGCGACAAATGGGGCAACATCACCGCATTCAACGCATGGCTGCCCGGCCGCAACTACGCCTGCATGAAAACCGGATACGGGTGGGACGCGGAACCCCAATACAACCGGCTCGACCGCGTCGCCGTGGTGCCCATCGTCTACGACAAGCAGATGGACCGCCCCTTCGGCCGCTCACGCATCAACCGCGCCCTGATGAACCTGACCGACATGGCCATGCGCACCATGGTCCGCATGGAAGCGTCCGCCGAATTCTACTCGGTGCCCAAAATCTGGTTCCTCGGCCTGAGCCGCGAATCCTTCCAACAGGACACATGGAGCGCGCTCGTCAGCAGCATCAACGCGGTCAGCCGCGACATCAACGGCGACATCCCCGAACTCAAACAGGTCTCCCAGGCATCGATGCAACCCCACGGCGACATGCTCGAAACCATCGCCATGCTCGCCTCGGCCGAAACCGACATCCCACCCGAACAACTCGGCATACGACTGGCCAACCCCACCAGCGCCGAAGCGCTCGCCGCCGCCGAGAACCAGCTGACGCGCACCGCGAACCGGCAGAACCGCATGTTCTCCCGCCAGCTCCTCAACGCCATGGGCATGGCCGTGCAACTGCGCGACAACAGCCCGCAGCCGCCCGACCTGACCGGCATCCGCCCCCTGTGGGCGCCGACCCGCGAGGTGAGCGACGCGGCAAGAGCCGACTACTACACGAAGGTCGCCGGCGTGAACGGCGACTGGGCGGATTCCGACGTGGGACTGGCCAAACTCGGCCTCACCTTCGGCGAACTCCAATCGTTCCGCGCCTACCAGCAGCGGATGAAGGCCCAACGGAACATCGACCAGCTCAGACAGCAGCGGATGAATACGCAGGACACGGAGGCGGCTGATGGCAGCGAATCCGAAAGCCCCTCCGGAACTGCAACGGCTGTTGGACAGGGCATACAGGGACTACCAGACCGATCTTGACAACCTCAGGGAGGGCGCGGCCGACGTCATCGAGAACATGGTCGACCGCGACCCTTTGAACGTCAAGGACGCGATCCGCGACTTCTCCCGCGACGCCTCCCAGCTGGCGAACGAATACTACGACACCGTGCGCGGCCTGTGGAGCGAATACGCGGGCGTCCGGCTCGACGACTTCGACCACACGCGGCTCATCGACCCCGACCGCGCCCTCTGGCAGGTGCAGGGCGGCTTCAACAACACCGACTACGCCGGCCTGACCTACACGCAGGTCAAGAACGGACAGTCACGCGCGGGAGCCACGATCGAAGACCTGTGGCCCGATCTGGGCAACCCGGATGACGCGATGCAATTCGTCGCCGACATGATCAACGCCTCCGCACGCCTGACCACCCAACGCAACATGCGCATCGACCCGTCGAAACCACGATGGGCCAGAGTGCCGCGCGGAGCAAGGACATGCGCGTTCTGCACCATGCTCGCATCACGGGGCTTCACCTACCTGAGCGAAGACTCGGCAGGCCTGGAGATGCAATACCACCGGGACTGCGACTGCCAGATCGTCCCCAGCTGGGGCCGCCAGACACTCGCCGGATACAACCCCGAACGGCTCACCGCCATGTGGCAGGAAGCCAGCAAGGGAGGCGGCGACTACCGGGAGAAGCTCAAGCGCATGCGCCGGGACAATCCCATGGCGTTCACGGACGGCGTCTACCCGACGCCGACCATGCCGTGGGAGCAGTCCGTCAGACTCCTGTCAATGAAGGGAGAGCCAAAAGGCACTGCGGAATCCTGGTACCGGCGCCAGCTCGCCGTCGGCGTCGACCCGAGCAGGGAAATCCTCGAACGGCACGAGATCGTGTTCCTCGAGAAGTTCCAGAAGCTGGGCGAGGAATACGAGTGGATACCGAAAAGCCATGACGGCAAGCCCAGCAACGACTTTCACTGGCTGAGCCACGAATGCGACGCCGAACTGAAATCACCGGCAGGCCTGAAATACAGGAACGTGGCCCAACGCATCAACGACGCCGTCGTCGGCGGCGTCGAACAGGGCGTTGTCAAGGACGTGTTCGTACTGGACTTCGGAAGCACGAAACTGCCCGACAAGTTCGTCAACCAACTGTCGCTGTACAACGCCCGTCATGAATCCCACATCAAAGAGCTGTGGGTGTTCGACTCGGAAGGATTCCACCAAATCGTATTGAAATAGAAAAACGGGGATAACCCCCCGGATTATGTGCCGGTCTCAAGAGCCGGTTACGTGGGATCCCCGTTACCTCGATTCTACCATACGGCGGGTTGCCAGAGAGGCCGATCGGGGCCGACTGTAAATCGGCTGCACCACGCCACGCAGGTTCGAATCCTGCACCCGCCACTCCACACCACCCGCACGGGTGGTTTTTACGCCCGGAACGGGCCCCATCAACCACAAAGGAGAACCATCATGCACGACATGCCGCACTGGCACCGATTCCGCAACAACCTTCGTCTCATCGATTCCGGCGCGGACGAAGGCGGCTCCGGCGACCCCGCAACGGGAGACCCGGCCGACACCGGCGAGGACATCGACTGGAAGGCGAAGTTCGAGGAGCAGCGCGCCCACTCGCGCAAATGGGAGCAGCGCGCCAAGGACAACAGCAAGGCCGCCGAGGAACTGCAACAGTTCAAGGACTCGCAGCTGTCCGAAGCCGAGAAGGCCGCCAAACGCATCAAGGAACTCGAAGCCGCCAACGCCGCCTACGAGGCGGAACGACAGCAGAACGAGTGGAAGGCGCAGGTCTCCAAGGAGACCGGCGTGCCCGCCTCGCTGCTGCACGGCGACACGCTCGAGGCCATGACCGCGAACGCGAAGGCCATCGACCAGTACGCGCACCCCAAGCCCAAGGGCATGCCCAACCAGGGAAAGACCCCCGACGGCAAGGCCGCCGACGCCGACGAACGCGCATGGGCCGACGACCTGTTCTCCAACCTCTAAACGCAATCATCCCCCAGAAAGGAACAACATCATGGCAATGGACACCAGCAAACTCCACCTGCCCAAGACCGTCGCCACGGCCGTCGTCAACAAGGTCAAGGAAACCTCTACCATCGCCGCGCTGTCCCCGAGCAGCCCGCAGATCTTCACCGACAAGGAATACATGATCTTCAACGGCGCCGCCGAGGCCGACGTGACCGCCGAAGGCCAGACCAAGAGCTCCTACGAGCAAGACCTGAACTACGTGAGCGGCAAGACGTTCAAGGTGCAGACCACCACCCGCGTCACTAGCGAGCTCAAATGGGCCGACGAGGACAACCGCTTCCAGATCATCCAGTCCATCCAGGCCGACCAGGCCGAGGCCATCGGCCGCGCCCTCGACTACGTCGTCTACCACGCCATCAACCCCAAGACCGGCGAACCCCTCACCGGATTCGACGCGCTCACGGCCCGCGCCATGCAGGTCACCGCCGGAGACGACGACATCACCAACGTCGACAACCTGGCCGACCAGCTCAACGAGACCTACGACATCAACGGCATCGCCATCAGCCGCACGTGGGCCTCCCGCCTGCGCAAGATCCGCGTACCCGCCACCGGCATGCGCTACTACCCCGAGATCCCGCTCAACCTGCAGGTCGGCACCCTCGACGGCATCAA